TGCTTCACCGGCTCTAGAGGAGTTAATCTCTCAGTAGGAGTCAATGTAAGTGAGCAATTATTATTAAATACACTCAGTGTGGGATCGTAATTAGATCCGATTGAATAAGTGTGTGTTCCCTGATATTCCGTTGTGGTGTATTGTCCATCTCCGAAGTCTAATCTGAAATTGGTACTTGCCGTACTGTTATCTATTGTTATAGAATATTGAGCTGTTATTCCTGTGGTTAAATTGTTATCTATAATATCGAACGTAAAGTTGACGCTTGGGCAAGAATGATCATCAAATATTGTGGGCAATGAGTTTAAATTTCTTATTTTCCAATCTAAAGTGGATTGATTATCTGTAAAATTATAACCTATAAAGTTTTCTAAACTTATTATTGCATCTACAATTTGATTGTGGTGTTCTGCCACTACAAATCCTCTGACCTTTGCTCCTGCATAATTTAATTTAGTTTGCTTTCCTCCCATGTTCCTGACACATTCTTTAAACTTGCAAACTCTACCCACGACCAGAACGATTCCGCTGGTGTTTGATGAGCCTATGGGAGACAGTGCGGACCCATTCTTTTTGATCGAAAGTTTAAAATTATTCTGAGTCGCTTCTACAACATAATAATTTGTGCCTACTAAAAACGAGCTAGTTGCTGTTTGAAAATTAACTATAGAACCATCTATCAATCCGTGATTTTCTTTAACAAACACCCCAGAAGAATTCAGTAAAATATTTGATACATTTACTTCTGGATTGAAATTTAATTCTACTGAGTTGTAATAAAACAATTCTCCGTTTATGTTTGCGAATCCATTGTTAGCCCATAACTCTTGAGGAGATGGTTTTATTTCTATGGTTTCTGACCAAGGAGGATTGTCCTTGATTAGTATAGATTCAGATGTATTATAAACTAAAAAAAGAGTCTCATCTGAGTCATATTTTCTAGGATACAGTATATTTGGTGGTGGTTTACTCAATTTATTTTTTCCTATAAATTAATATATGGTAGAAAGCCATTGTTTTCCACTTGGTCTATTACCTATATATTTGAAAGTTAAGTCTATATCGTTGAATTTAATGAATGAATTTTCGCTATAGTCATAACTTATATATGCATTATGATCCTCATCGCTCGAAGCTAATAAGGTTTGTTTTTGGTCATCAAAGCCAGAGACATTCACATCTTGCATACTTCTAAATTGATTAGAATTAGTTCCGGGGCCGCCTGTTATCCAAACATTTGTGTTGGAATTAAATACTCCCACACTACCGGAGTTATTAAACAGGAATATCCCGTTAGTCATATTTAATAATTCTCCCTCAGCCTTGGTGGGGCCAGATAGGTCATTTATTTTCTTGATTCCTGTTACTTCATTGACCGTCGTGCCGGATGTTTTGTAAAATCCTCTGAATCTAAAAAATGTTCCTTGATCTTGATTTCTTAAGATATACCCAGCCCCATCCTTCCAAACAGACCTATAACAACTATAGTATTCTTTTGATGCTGGATTTAAGGTGGTTGTGGTGGCTCCAGTATTCCATAAATCAAATATTGAGTTGGCCTTAAGTTCCTCGGCTCCATTTGAATATGTTAAATCCGTGTAACTGCTCAGTGATTTGTTTGCTAAAGACAACTTTTGAACAGTCGTGTTTGTTTGAACCGATTTAGGATCAGACAAACCAAACAGGAAATACAAAGAAGTTTTTGAAGATAAACCAACCCAATTCCATTGTCTGTTTATCTCCGAATTAGCAGACCCCAAAACAGATAAAGATGAATAACAATCTGTAAAACCTGAATAATTTTGAAGTTTAATTTTTTCTTTGCTAATTGGTTCTGCCGCACCTCGGCCTGTAGACCAATAAACTATGCCAGATGATCCATCGCCCGACAACACCGCATCAGATTTTGAAAAACCATTATTTCTATTAAATTCTCTTATCTTTCTACATTTCTCTGATCGATAGTAATCGGGATCGGTGCAGGTTATATAATTATTATTTCTTATAAAACTATCATCTATTTTTTCTATACTCTTAGTCGATAAAGTTTTAAAAGTTTCGCTAATTAATCCAAATTCATGAGGTGTTATTGAGTTTGATCCATTATTTATAGTCCACAACCACATATTTAATTTTTCTACAACATCTACTTGATTCTCAAGAGTTGTTATTCTGTAGTTTCCGAACTTTGTGTCTACTCTTAATATTACGTCATACAATCCGCCCACACTAAATACTGCTCTTGTAACATTTGAGTTGAAGTGGTTGAGATCATCTGCTATTGACCAAGTATAATTTGTTATATCATCATTTGCCTTGGCCCCAGCGTTTGTGACTTGGACATCAATTGGAACGTTGACAGGGGTTCTAAGGTTATTGTTAAAAATAAATTGTGTTAATTTTGGAACAAAGATAATTTCGGCTTCATCTGGACAAGCTTCTTTTACATTGATTAATTTATCAAAAACTACTGTATCCTCACCAAAATCATTTTCAACTTTAAGAGCGACTGTGTAAATTCCAGGATTGCAATAAATGTATTGTTTTACTTGATTATCAGCGACCGTAAGTCCATCGATTATGGTTTCGTAGGATAAGGTTTCTTCTGAATCATAATAAAAATCCATATTATTTAATGTTACATCTTTGTCATCACTTGCTTTGTTTATTGGAGCTCCATAGTCATTCACTGTGGGTTTTAAATTAAAATACCAAGTGTGCTTTAGTCTCTCGCTAGATCCGTCCGTCCCTAGTCTGAAACTAAGATCGGTAAAATTTACAATCAAGCCTTTTTTGTTCTGACATTTATCACTTGAAATTGGGGATAAAACTCCGAGTCTTTTATCTACGCTAAACCATGCTTTTGGAATTAAAACTATGCTTCTTAGATAATTAATTCTTTCCTCTATAGTGCCTGTTAACGGCATTTCCGCCTTGGATCCCTGCAATCCAGCAAATTTTTCTATTGCTATAATAGAATCTTTTAACGTATTGTGGTGCTGTGCCATCACATTTTGTGTTACATTAGTTAAATCTTTGTATTTTGCTACACTCTTGAATCCTGGGATTATTTTTATTCCTTCGAATGTGGTTGTGGTTTTAGACGTGTATGTAAAAGATATTGCTCTTTCTTCTGGATTAGAGCATTGATCTGTTAATGTTATTATGCCACCGCCTTCTGCAGACCCAGGGAATTTAGACATTACGCTGGCGTTCTCATACACAGTGATAGTTGTATCTCCTGGGTTATAGTCCTCAGCGAGTTTTAACCTCAAATAGTCGTGGACAACATAAAGGTTTTGATTGTTGTCAAAATCATATGGGTAATTGCTTAGAGTCATTTATATTATTTCTATTGTATTTTCTTTTTTGAGAAAGGCCTTTTTAATTACTTGATTTTTATACAAAACGAAAACGCTGGGTTGTGGTTGAGAGTATTGTTTTTCGTAAATAAAGTATGCAACATGTATGTTTGGATCAATTTCTCTGTAATTAAGAACGGAATCATTTTCAATCGCACCTATTTTTGCATTACTAACATTGAAGCCTGATAGATTTGCACTGGAGCCTCCGGCTATAGTAGCTATAATTTCTGTTCTGTATATTGGAGTGGCTCCGTTTAGATCACAATGTGTTGAAATTTTTTCATCAACCTGCTCAGTATTTGTAGCTGTATCTGTGTAAAGTATGCCATACTTAATACTATTAATATTCATTGTGTAACAATTAGGCGGCTTCGCAGGGTCGCTATTATTAACAACTAATGCCAACTTCTTACCTTCAAAATTATTTTTAACATTTTTTCCGTTTATGATGATTTTATAATTACCCCCAGAAGATAAAGAACCAGAACATTTATGCATTCTTTTGATCAACCTACCAGGTGAATTAAAGTTCCAATATCTCTCTTGTATGTCTCCGTCTGTTTGATCTATGAACTCAAAAATTGTAGGACCATACCCAGTGTTGGTGTTTAAATAATTTGCTATTATACCGCCTGATAGGTTGTCTGGTCTAGGATTGTTTATTAAAGATATGTAGAAAAATGGTTGTTTCTCTTCATTTGAAACCAAAACATAGTTGCTCTTGGTCATTATCGCTTGGCCACCCAACACACTCACAACAGTCAATTCTACACTATAAGAACCCTCTGTTACATAATGGTGTATTGGATTTTTCTCTGTAGATGTTGTGCCATCTCCAAAATCCCAAAAATATCTAACTAGTGGCCCCGTGCTAAAATTTTGGAATGTTACAGATAATGGAGGAGCGCCACTTGTTGGATATGCTCTGAATAATGGTTTTGGTGTTAAAAATCTATTTTCTTGAGTTTTTAGTATTCCATTAAGAGATATTGGATCTGGACTTTCTATTAATCCCAAATTTGTCTCTATCTTCATTATTGCATCTTTTACTGCATTATGATGCTCGGCACTAACAGTATTTCCAACTTTAGCGTTTATGTCCCACTGATTCTGCCTTGATCCTGCAAAACCACGAACTAAGTCTTTAAAGGTGTTTGCAGTTTTTGATCCATAATAAATTAATTCACCTTGTTTATCATTGTCTCCGCTTATTTTAATTATTCCCTTGCTCGGAAAGCTGGATGTGTCGCCAACAATTACTCGAGTGCCGGAATAACTTAGACTCTGAGTTAACTTTGTCTCGGCATTATTCCTAACCTCGTACAGACTCTCCCTGCCATCCAGTGCTTCTGGATATAGTGATAAATCTCCTGTCTGGTAACCGTCTCTTAAGCTATCAATTCTCGCCATTATTACCTATCTTTTCTTGAAACCCTTCTTTTATTTTTAACATGTTACTCTGTAGATAGTTAAGTTTGTTTAAAACTTGTTGTTTAATTGGGACATCATCCGGTAGAGATAGTGCTGTTTCAACAAGATCTATATCTACATTATTTTGAAGCAATATTTTCAAATTAATTTTTTCTAAAAGTTTAGTACCCCAATATTCTTTTTGTGAATCTAAGTCGTCAAAGTATTTTAAAGGTTCTGTTTTTTCTATATTCTCAAACGTTTGAATAAAGAACTCACACTCCTCCTCGGTATCCTTTTTCTTGCTCAATAGTGATTGCACATTGTTTGAAATATTTGATATATTTCTCTTGATTTGTCTTTTCTTGATTTCTAATTCTCGTAAATCAAGTTCATCTTTTATTTCTTTTTCTTTACTATCTATTCTTAATAAACTAATATTGTATATCTCCAGATTATCTTTTTCCTCCTCTAACTGGAGATCTACGCTATTTAAAATCTCTTGTCTGGCCTTTAATTCCCGCAGACACTGCCACATTTTAGCTTGATTTGTGGGTTCTTTTCCAATTAGAAAATATTTCAATTGAAAATAACTGTGCCGAGAGACTACATCGTTTTTCAAGAGTTCAGATACTTTTTCTTTTATTTCTGGCATTTTTATTTACTCCTAATAGGTATTCTATTATAGTAAAAATGCTAGAACATTGCATTTCAAGAAGAAGTTACTATTATGCTGCCGTGCATATTAAAACTATTTTCTGATATATAGTAATAAGTCCCTGGTTCGGATGGCACCCAGGTTATGGTTCCATCATCTGTTCCGTTATTATTGATGCCTATTAAATCCGAACCAGAACCAGTAACATCATACTTTTTCAACCATACTGGGTGTCCAGAAGTTGAAATATTTAGTATTATTGCATCGCCAACCAAGACATTTATTGATAAATTATTCCCAGATAATACCCCATTATTATCTTTACCATTTAGCACATAAGCTGTGCCGGGGATGGAGGTAATGTTTACATAGAATGCGTGTGGTCCTGGTCCTTGATTTTGTGGATCCCCGCCTGTTTCTCTTATCTGTCTTGTTTTTGGGCCAAATATGTAGGGATATGCGGGTGTATTTCAGTCTTCGCTTACAAATGTTAAGAAGTAAGCATATGTGCCATTTGGATATTCTGGCGTCACACAGTATCTTCCATTATACTCATCTAGGTATGGATTTGGCATGTAGTCTGCTTGGATATAATTATAATCTTCTATAAAAGAGCCCGAAGGATATTCATCGTAAGAGTAACCACGTCCAGATTTCTCGGTCGTAGATGTTCTATAGGAGGATAACATTTGCACTACATTGCTGGAGGCGGACATTGAATTAGAATAGCCGTATGGACCATAAATAGGATATCCATCAAAGCAGAATCCTACTATTTTTGAATGTCCGTTTCCGTGTCTAAAATGATCTCCCTGGTAGGTGCTTCCACTATAATAGGTATTTTTTCCGTAAAACTTATTGACACTCCAACAATTTTTCAAGAATGATCCATCACGATAACTATACATTCCTTCTTCATTTGGACTACCACCACATTCATCAACACCAAATAAAGAGCTGTTGAGAACAGCATTAAATTGGTATCCCGTTCCTGGTAGGTCGGTCCCCCCGGGCAGTGATCCATACCCTGCAGATGGATTTAATAAAACAACTCCGTTTACTGTGACTCCCATTGCGCCCAAGCTTGTATCTTGGGGATTTTCCGAGTTATTCAAACCTCCCCTATAAGTAAACAAGAAATTGTGTGTTTGATCAGCTATGCTGTTTGAATTCGAGAAGGTTCTAGAAATTAAACCATCATTGAATAATGGATTCCCGGCCAATGCTGGATAAGGGTCCCCATCACTAATTATTTGTATCCTATTTCCCGCTGTTATTATATCTGTTATGCTCGGATAATTGCCGGCAACATCCGAGACAGATATTGAATTTAAATTAAATGGCGATAAAGTTGTTGTGGTCGGCGTCAAAGTTGTGGTGGTCACAGGCCGAGCTGTTGTGGTTGTTGCCGACTGCATTATTTCTATTTCATAGTCTACAAAAATTTTATCATAACTTGATAAGGTTGAGGAAAGCATGAATTTTGCTTCATCATTCATCTCTGTGAAATACAAGTTATTCCATTGCGTATTTGGAGCTTTTAATTGTGGCGGCTGAGTTGTTACCGTGGAGCTAAATGCAGGATAATATATTCCGTCTGAAGCTGAACAATTCTGTGAGCACGATGGTATTCTGACTCCGTTAACATATACTCTTAAGGTATCTTTTTTGAATTCTTGAATGCCAGATATTTGATATTCTCCGTTTGCAAAAACAGGAGCAACTTCATAAAAATGTTTGTGATCAGTGGCATTATTGAGTATGGGTTTAATTACTATGTTTTCATCGGAGGGATTGCTAATTTCCCAATAAATTCCATATGAGTCTTGGAATTCTATCATTCCTCCATCCACCGGGGTACTCATGCCTGGAAATTGGAATGTTATATTATTGGCATCGGCAGTTATTTGTGAAAGCTTATCTCTCTCTGCTCTTAACATAACCACGAAATCTGGTGATGAATTTAAAGTATAACCTAAAGAATTATATTCATCCATTTCTTCTTGTGTTATCTGCTTACTTCCATTTGAGTGGTGTGCTATACTGTGATTGGCTTGATCTATTGCTCCTGGTTTTAAGTTTCCGTCCTTTTCCAAAGATTGATCTAGTCTCAAAGGGAGACTACCTGAATCACCGGCACCTTCTCTTAGTATTTGTGAATTCTGGTTGATCTGACCAGACATTATCTGATCCCTCATCACTAGAGTTTTAATTGGCTTGTTGTCAAAGTCGTAATGATATGGATCATTTGGTTGATATAATGGAACTCCATAGGCTTCCAAAGAAGGAGGTACAGGTGGTCTTGCTATTGGGGCTATTGTTGTAGTTGGCATAAAATTATATAGAATTAGTTAGATGAAATTAATGCGCCAATTCCAGGTTATTTGAATGTCTTTTGTTTTCATTAAATCTGGAAATGCTACCATGCTGTATAAACTCTCATTGGCCATTTCTAGTGCCATTTCATTTATGGTTTGTCCTATTGCGTCATCAAAAGTCAGTACAGATGTAAAAGTTGCTTGTGTCGGTATATTTGGATCGATACTGGATATTATTGGCTTTGATATTACCTCGGATCCAAACAACGACGATCGTTCTGCATTAACAGTTCTTAATTTACCTTCAATCATACCGCCATTGCCAAATATTATTTTATTTATATAAAAAGGATAATATTGTCCACTAATCTCGTTTGCTAAACTCATAGCAAGGGCAGATTTCCCAGACCTTAATATTGTATTGTTTATTCTGTATAGGACTTTATTTTTCTTCCTATCTTCTATAGAAACATCTATAAAGCCTTTTACTTTTTGTTCATTGTTAATCATAATTCTTTTCTTTCTTTTGTTCCGTCTAGATTTGTTATAATTATTTGAATGTCTTCACTTTGTTCCGAGAAATCTGCTGGGCCATTTTTTGAATTAGCTTGGGCACTTAAGTTCTGCTTATCAAACTTTTCTATTATCTCGTTGCTTGTTCTATTTATTTTTAGTTCTACTTCTTTCATGGTATAGTCATCTACTATTGTGGAGCTGTTTTTTGTGTACTTGTATATACTAACATTATTCTGTATTCCGCTTGTGTCCTGAGTTCCAAAATTATCAAAGACGCCAGATAGACTCATTACTGTTGTGTCTATACCTTCATAATAGTTTATTTCAGATATAAAGTAGTAGTTTCCATTGGAATTTAAGTATAGGGCATAATCTTCTTTAAAAGAATCTTCGGATGTTGCTTCTTCGTCTTCATTCTTTATGTTCAACTCTCCCTTTAAATCTCCGCTAATTTTTGCAACTATTCCATTGTAACCAAAATAACCCGATTTCTTTTCTGCTAAATTTTGACGGAATTTTACTTGTATGCCCCCCAAATTAGCCCCATAAAACCCAGTAATATAAACATAATTTTCTTCTATCGACGTAACTTTACATAAATTCTCTGTTGATCCACTATTGAAACTTAAGAAGTTATTGTAATTCTTTAATATTGTTTTATTTGGTATATTTTCATCGAAAACAACCTTTGAATTATTGGTATATTTTATGTTGCATCTTGAGATTTTTGATGTTCCCTTTATTATTATCTCTTGATTTAATGAATTTACTATTCGATAATTAGATGAGAGATTGCCATTAATTATTAAATTATTATTATTTAATAATAATTTATTTTGATTCATTATTTTGATTAAGTCAAAATAATGATCTTGATTATTTATAGTTAATTTTATTTTATGTATGTCTTCTAAGTTATTAAAATTAACTGATGTATCTTCGAGTTCAATCACATCGCTTCGCTCCAAAGAAGCGTTGGAGCTAAATATTTCATTATAGATATCGAAAATAAATGGAGAATTATTTATTGGTTCCATTAATAAGTCTCTTCGATCATCGACATTGATTTGATTTTTATTTCCGTCAACAACCCCATACACCCCAGAGTTTATAGAAGAGAAAACTTCAATGTAACAATCTTCCCCCACTGACAGAGAGCTAAAATTGACATCAGGACAAAACAAAACCTTATCTTTATTATAAAAATTAATTAATTCTGTTTTTACAAAACTCTTAGTTGTTAGATCGCTTCTTCCTACAACATTCTCTAAAAATTTATTTCTATTAAATAAAGTTGCCCCTCCTGCAACTGAAGACTCCAGGTAATTGTGTGTTATTAATATCTCGTATTCTTCTAAGGGAGGTGTAACAAATTCACTATTGTTTCCAAATATATTTATTGTTTTAAGAACCGAATGGAAAGGTGCATTTTCTGTGACTATGTCCTTTACTTCTAATAATCTGTCTGAGGATAGGTTCTCTATTTCTAGATCAACATCGAATTTACCTGACCTACAATAAGAGCACGGGTCAATGAAGTCTTTATCTATGTCACAGGGATTTGAAGAGTCCCTTATGCTTCCGTTGTACTCTTCCATGTTATAAACATTTTCAGAATACGGGAATTCTGTTCTTACTTTTCCAAAAACTAAATCTTCATGAAATGGATGTCGTTCAACTAATATAGAATCTATTAATGGATCATCTTCTCTTATTAAACGAACATTCCAATTTTTAAGCGGATATTGCCTGAAGACTTGTGAATCTTTTAGTATATTATATTCTTCCCTATCGTCTGCGAGAGGAAGCGATTTTATATACCTCTCCAGACTTCTCTCTTTTTCATTTATTGGCTCTTTATGATAATATTCAAACCTTATTATGTCATCTGCTTCTAGTTTGTGTTGAGTTGATATCCAATTTAATTGAAATGGATTATCGGTAGATATTTCTACACTTTCATTAAAATTTAAAGAAATTTCAACTTTAGATGTTGATTTAATTAAAAATAAATCGGGCAAATAGTTTTGACCGACTGGATTTAATAGAATTTTTTTTGAAAGAACAAATGATTCTTTCATCTCTGGTGTGTAAAAAAAAGAGTCTATATGGAAATAAGGCGATTTTATCTGCCAAAAATTCACTAATCTTAATAGTTTCATCCCGGCTTGAGAAAATGATTCTCTCATAGCTTGTATGGATCCTTTTTTCTTAAAAAGGGGCACCGCTTCTTTTATCTGCCTTCTCCATAAAGTAGGATCTGAACTCTTCAGCTTGAGATCTAAAGTATTTCCAAGATAACTTAAAAGTGATTCGCTTATTACATTTGCATCAAATAAATCCACTATCTGATTAGTTAAATCCTCTAAAAATGTAAAACCCTTTGCAACCGATTTATTAAAATTATCTAAAACGTCTGGCGTTCTATCCTCGTCCGCTATTAGTGTTTTAAACATTTCGGGTAGGTATCTATCTAGTAATTCCTCATATTTCCCCGGAATTGTCTGATGGCTAGGTATGCTTGTGTTTAATATCGTTGATCCGTTTAAGTAAAATCTCTCATGAATAGAAAGGGAAGATGCCCCAGCATAAGGGGTCCAGGTATAACATATGAAATAATCACCCTCTCTTTTTCCGGAGGGATTCCATGTATAATTAAAAAGTCCCTCTGAGCAATCATCTTTTACAATTAAAGATTTTTCTTGATCTGTTGAAAGCCAAGCAGGAAAAGTTTCACTTCCAACTATCTCAACTGGCGTTGCTTCTTTATAATAAAAAAAGTCGTTGCCGTTAGGCATTTTGTATTCATAGTTAATTATTATCTTATATGAACCTGGATCCTTATTCCAAGTTAAACTAATTTCTCCTGTGTCTAGGTTCACACTTCCGCAATTAACTTTAAATTCAGGAGAAATTCTACCTGTTCTTATATCTGTTAATATGAATCTATTTTTCTTATCTAATGTAAATGTGTTAACTATATTCAGATCCTTAAATATAGTTCCACTTAGAGTTCCGCTTATAATCGGGGAGTGCTCTGTCATAAACTTAATGACTTTTTCGCCCGACCCAACGCCAGATGTTATTGCTTTGTGAATTTCTCCTTGAATATAATCATGGTTATAGTAACTCTCAGCAGAATATTCTTTATTATCTGTGCTGGCGAAATCTCTTTCAATAAAATATATTTTTAGTGTATCTACTTTATAGGGATCTATTGTTTTATTATTGACATCTTTTGTGTTAAATGTAAATAATATTTCATCCGTCACAGAAGGATTTTGATCTATTGTTAATATCATGACTAATTGTTCTCATATGTAAAATTGATCTGTATTGATTCTGGGCGTATAATCTCGTTGAATTTTGGTGTAATTATACTGCTGTTCCCATCGTCTGTGGTAAAAGACACCTCGTATCTACTTGGGTCTTTGATATCAGATAGTTGTTTTATTATATCTATATCTCTTAATATTTTACCATAATCCCAATTTGAAATAAGGAAAAAGCTATTAATTCTTCTGTTTACTTTTTCTCTTACCTCGTCTTCGAATTTTCTATACAATCTGTCCATAAAGATATCCACACTAACAGCGGCGTTCAATACAGTTCCATCTCTTACACATACGTAATCTGTTATCATCTTTATTTGATCTATGTGACCCTTGAGTTCAGATTTTAGTTGGTCGCTAGCTAGCTCCAGATTACTTTCATCTTGTTTGGCTAGTATATATAAATCTACTATGTTTGCGGAGCACCCATAATTTCTTAGGACCGCTGTGGCCTTTCCAATCTGACCTTGATATGGACTAGTGAATTGCTCAGCAATTGTTTTATAGTCAGTGCCAGTTACGGCTCTATTTTGCGTTCTTAAGTATTGAGGGAGTTTCCTTCTTATATCCTCTATTGTATCTCCGTTGTATCCGTATTCTCCCTTTGTGTAATTATTAAATGTGACTGGAACACTAAGCTCATAACCAGTTGGATTAATAATAGTTTGAGTTTCAACAGATCCTGCAACTATATTTCCGATGGTTCCGCCGCCTGTTCTGTACACTACCTCAATCACAGAGCCGCCAGAGGGCACCAGGCCTGCCCTGTTGTTGCCGAATATAACGAAAGCCGAATAATTGGAATCAAACTCTACTCTGTACTCCCTTCTGGGTTGGCTATCTGTAAAATAGTCCACCTTATTCCAGGAAACTCCGTCCACATAAACTCTTATACTATCATATATTACCGATGGGTATGCCAAGCTTACTGTTTGATTTGGCGATCCGGTTCCATCTACTGTGTCTAATCTTGTTGTTCCTTCAAGGCCAACTACGCTTGCATTAACAAAGCCGCCTGCTGGAACCACTATGCTTTGATCAAATATTGGATTATTATTAGCATCTGCGGGGAATAATTCTATTCTTATTAGTTGGTCGCCCGATGTTGTTGTTATATCAAATGGAGATGGTATATTTAAATCAAAATTTAAAACATTATTTATTTTGGCTGTCCAAAGTGATCGGGAACAAATTGGCGGTTGAGGATTAAACCCTATTAATTTGCATAGTCTAAATGCATTCTCTACTTCTGTGACTGTGTCTATAAAGATTTCATTGGCAATTTGATCCATTTTAAAACTAAGAGTATCTGCAAGAAACGCCCAGTTTTCTATCAGCATAATTGCCACAGAAGATTCTACGAAATCATTAAATTCTGTGGGGAACTTTTGCCTTATATATTCCACAAGTCTGGTCTTCATGGACCAGAAATCCTGATTAGTATAATTTAAATTAAATATATTGGGTTTACTTATGTTCTGTGATTGAGCATACGGGGTTATATCAAATGGGCAATTATTCATATTATAATATAGTCTTAGGTTAAAGGAATTTGCAACCTTAATTCTTGAACTTCAGATATTTGATCTGGATCTACAAATATAATTTTTATGCTTAATATATTTTCTATATCCTCGTAAGTATCGTAAGAATTTAGGTCACTTCTAGATGCTTGGCTCGAAACTTCTATTTGATTTACTACTATTCTGGGTTCCCACTTCTCTATAGAAGATATTATCATATTCCTGGCCAATGTCTCCAGAGCAGTATCATTTTGTTCAAATATTAGTCTTTTAAGAGGCGTTCCAAAATCTGGCAGGAATACACGTTCTCCTGGATTGGTTAGCAATAAAACCAACAAGTCAGATTTTATCTGATTTACTCCGCTTTGAGTTCTAAAAAATCCATGAGGACCTTTGGTAATTGGATATGGTGATCCTAAAAATTTATTCATATTTGTAATTTCTAACTAGTTGGGCAGTTCACCAGTGGCTCTAGCATGAATATGCTCGCCGCCGGAGCCGACTTACTGGCGCTTGCAAAAACTCTATCGCTAAGTCTTACGCATCCGTTTACGTAAACTAATGCCGGACCCACACAAGGTGCAGGAGATCCATCCTCTGCGACACAGTCTTTACCTGCTAACAGGTATATATTTTCATCGGCTAAGAATAAATGAGATTTTTTAGTAACATTTATGTAATAATCTTCCGTAGACACGAGTTTTAATCTACTGACTATTTGGATATAATCTGATGGATTCTTTTCCTTGTCTCCCACTATATCTATCTTATCTTTACAGGTAGATATTATATATCTTCCTCCTGCTCTCAAGAATATCAACGATCTCTCGGGAGATTGGCTTTCCTGCATTCTTAAGAAATGAGGTCCACAATCATTCGTATATTGAGGAGCTTTTATTTGTATGTATTGTTGTTGAGTTTCTGGTTCCTGTATATTGGAATCACTCATCATTATTTCTAGTCCATAACCACTTCTAATTTTAACATACGCTTTTTTAGCCTTGGCTTCGGGTTTTCCGCCTTCTTTTCTACATGGAGAACATTGTTCGTTTGTATCATCACACATATCTATAGTGTGATTAGATGTGCTTTGTAGATGAATTCCTCTCTGACTACCGGCGATGTTGGGAGGACATCCAGGGCAGTTGGCACTTCCTACTGTATGATCATTTAATTCTATTTTATTTCCTGTAGCACTTTTTATTCTTATGTAATTATTTTCGGCTCTTAATTTTGAATTGTTCAGACCAGTTTTTTCAACATCGCTCATTTCTATTAAATGACCTGTGGCTGATTTCCAATATGATCTTCCTGCAAAATTATCATTGCATCCAAAATCGAATGGCTTTATTGATCGCTCCCACCCCAGAGTTCCTCCTGGTTCTTCTACGCTATCATCCATCACAAATGTATGTCCGCTTATGCTTGTGAATTGTATTCCTGTTTGAGGTAGATCGCATTTATTATTTTGGGGGGTGCCTGGACCTTTATATGGTCTGCATTCATTTTCGTGTTTGAAATATGGATTGTCGCCTGACTGACTATCTGGATACTTTGATGATGGATGCCCTGTGCTTGGATGTCCACCAATTACCTTGCTATTACTTTTTCTCCCAGAGCAACTTGTTTTTTCTTTGGGATTATATGAAAGAGCCCCAGCAGTATCTGTTTGAGCCTCTTCTCCATTTTGAAATCTTGAGATTGAACCATATATTTTTGCCGTATCGTCAGACGGACTTCCTTCATCTTGACCTTCTACGCAACTTACATCTCCTGGCTTGGCTCCACAACTTGGGTGTGCCCATTGCCCTGCATAATGAATATGATCATCTTTAAACATCATCCAATTTCCACAACTGGACATTATTTCCAATCTTTTCCATCTTCTATTACATTTTGGATCTCCATCCACCATTTTTACCATATGTTTTTCTGGTGTTTTAAATCCATAAATATTTGGATATGTTATTCTTTTTTGAGCCTCTGTATCGTTTGAAAAATCAACTATTGAATTTAGATCAAATCCGTTATAGCTCTCAGTATTCCATGGAGGTAAAACTTGTGACTCATCATTTCTACCGGCGAGATATCCTTTTCTATGACCCTTATGTATATCTTGGTATTCTTTGATATTACCTGTCCAAGAGTCTCTTCCTTGTCCTCTATCTCTATTCCATACTGTTCCGTGATAGTACGGGGATTCCCTATTTCCTCCTTCGAAAGAAACAACCACAGCCGACCCTGCCGGTGGAACCCAATTCAATCCGCAGTCATCAAATCCCCCCATGCTTGATATTGGCATTGCCCAAGGAAGCTCATCAACAGGAGTTTTTGGATTATGTAATAATGGACAAAAGAATCGTATTCTGTTCATTTTCCATATATCAATTGTCTCAACACAGAGTGCTATGTAAACACCAAATAAAGTCTCATCTTGCATGTGTATCTTCAATCCATCGTTCAATTCACTTTGAACAACGGATTTGGTTTCATATCTCATTGCACCAAATCGTTCTTCTATTGTTGCAAGTCTGAGTTCGATCGCTTTTAATTCTTTATCATTGACAAACATTGGTTGGTTATCCTTTATTTTCTATCACATCTATCTGGATCAGTCTCGGTACGGATACTGAAGGCTGGGCCATCGTCTCCTCCTCCTAATTTAGCATCGGGCTGCAACTCTGCTCCCGGTACCGCTAGGAATAACTTTAATGTAGTAGAAAATTGTCCTTCTCTTATTTGATGACTTATTCCATTTATTTGCCAATTTTTGTTGCTAAACACAGGATTGCATAATGGTTGAGATAACCAATCTATATTTGTTGCTCTTGTAATCGGATCTGACCCAGCTCGTTCATAATCATCTACTGTATTATACTTTTTTATATGAAAGGGATTAATTACAACAAGAGCCAAGGATTTGCCTTTCATTCCCACGGGAAAGCAATAGCTGGGATCTCCAAGTATTCTTAATTCTGCCTCAATACTGTTCAGTCCTTCCATGTGACTATTGGCTGCTTGATGTGCTGCATCGGCTGCCGCCGTTTCTTTGGCTTGATTACTTGGATCTCTATAGTGCATTTGAGACCCTCCAGGTGCTGAATTTGTACTTGTTCCGCCTTTTGCACGCTTATCATCGCAATTGGTATTTCCTTCCATTTTGGCATATTTGCCACTTACTGCTGATTGTGCGCCACCCGATTTAGAAGAAAATGCAAATTGCCAGTTAACACTAGGATTGAAACTCAGAACGGGACTAAGATCTCCTCCGTTTACTATATATGTTCCAATGTTCCTGTCTTCGCATTTTATACTCTTATCGCATAGATCTGGGCCAGGGTCTTCTTGTATTATTATGGTTCCCGCTACTTTAGGATCTTTTCCTTCATTTTTACCATCCCAATGCATTACCAATCCCTTGTTATTTGTTGTCGTTAAAGGAGCTATCCACCTCCTAACAGCGGCTAATTTATTTTGTTGATTGGTGGTCCAGACAGATTTTGGTCCATTACCATTATCATCTCCGTCTTTCCCTCCATTCCCATCTGAGATTTTGAATTTAAATTCACTTTTTCCATCTGCGCTTAAGAATTTTACTTTTAGTTGAGGGCCTGGTTCTTTTTTTTCAAATAAATCTTTTATAGCTTGTTTTAAATCAACTTTCTTTTGATCACTTCCTATAACGCATTCGACTCTTGCTTCGGCTATTCTTGTTTGTGCATCTGTTGCTTCTATTGTATATTTTATTTTACCTTGTTCGTAAGCTATTTTTGCACTTATTGGTATTAACCTTATCCATCCTCCATCTCCTCCGTGCAATGTAGATACTGATACCTTATCGAATCCCTTTGACAGAGTACCGCACACTGAACCTTCTTTCTCCACTATCCATCCAAAATCTAATACAAAATTCATTGTCCCATCTTCTGTCGAATCGTAAAGAGATTTATTTAGAGCTGTGAATGCTCTTTCAAAACTTCCTCCCATTTCATCAAATATCTCAATAACACAGCCCATGCCCTCTGATGTTCCAAATTCCATCGACTTTATAACAGCGGTATTTCCACTTTTTGGATAAGAATTATTTCCAACTGTTAACACATCTACACCAAATTTTTTACTAAACAATCTTAACTCAACAAAAGGTGCGAAAGAGTGGCCCCTTATTGGTTTTTTCACAGTATCTATTGTTGCATTGCACCCGTATTTTTGAATTCCTTCAAGAAAATTTTGATTTACTGGCATGTTCACCGGCCTTTAAAATAATATATTGTTTGGTATGACTATATTTTCGCCGCTCTTAAATTCAAAAATATCTTTCATCCCATTGGCTTCTAATATTTTCCACCAAAAATCAGGAGTTCCGTAAGCTTGATTTGACATCAAGTCAGGTCTATACTCATATCCCTTTGTTATAACTGCATACCTATCACTCTTACTTGGAATATAATTCTTCTTTTTATATGTTTTAAATGTTAAAAGTTTATTTTCTGTATAATACACGACCCCACTCTCTGCATATCTGCTTGAGAATCCTACAAATTTAGAAGGCTGTATATTTGTTTCTTCATAATAGTTTGACATTTTTATCCACCTACCCTGAATATTCTTCCTTGTCCGGGCAAATCACTACTTTCATAAACAACTTCCCATGTCATATCCACACTAAATTTATAAGGAAGTTTTGTCTCGCTATCCCAAGCAACATCTGTTGGATATTTTACGCTGTATGTCCTCAGAACTGCGCAGGTGTCAAGTATTTCACCGCCGGGCTTTAACAAATGTCCACATCTTAAAGCACATACTGGCGGCGGTGCGTATGGTTCAAAATTACCTACTCTCGGGTAAACTGCACTTTCAATTGTTCTTAAAGCAGTTAAATTTTTTTGTATGTCGCTATCTTGTGTTACTACAAAATAAGCAGTCCAATTTATGGATCTATTTTCTGAGTGACTATAGGTTTTCATGGGAAAACTTCGACCAATCACTGGCTCATCGTTGTAAGCAGCAGATTTACTATCTGATATATCGGGTAGCACATTCATGTATATTGTGCGTCCCTCTATTTTAATATAACAGTCTTTTATATTATTAAGTATTTTTCCTGTTGTTGCATTCATTTTTTAGCCTACTGTTCCTATGCTTGTTATTCCCTTAGATGCGCCTTGTCCGTGTTTACCTGTTTTCCATTTATAATATTTTGGAGGACTAGAGGAAACATAATTGGTCGCAGTGCTGGCTGCTGATTGCCCACCCTCTCCCGATCCTTGTGATGGTTTCATGAATCCCACCATCTGCTGTAATAGAGTTATCATATTTTCTAATTTTTCAACTTGAGTCTGACCGGATTCTGCAATTGTGCTAAGTTCGGAAGTTTCCGCTGTTGCCGCTCCCGAAGTCACAGCGTCTCTTTGTAAAGACTCACCAATATCGGTAACCCGTGCGGTTGACGCCGGAACTGATCCGCTTGTAGTATTGTTTAATGGATATATCGGACTTGGCATACTCATCTTATTGGCCGTAGCAGCCCCTGTTTCTGCTGCTTTATTTGCACCTCCGAAGAACCCGGCAATTTTCCCTCCTGCCCATCCGGCAGCAGATGCAAGTGTTCTGGCTGGTAGTGTTGCTGCATCCAGAGCAAACTTACCTACTGATAATGCGCCTTTGCCTATCATCTTCCAGCCATCAATATATTTTTGACCTAACCACATGGCGCCCTCACCAACAGTTTTTGCCCCATCCCACAGTTTAGACCCTAGATTTTTTGCACCTTCCCATAATGTTGATCCAAGATTTTTTGCACCTTCCCACGCACTGCTTGCTATTGACTTTGCACCTTCCCATGCACTACTCGCTAGTTTTCCTGCACCGCTTATTAATCCGTCCCCAAAGAAGTCGATACCTGCCGATAGAACTGGCCCTATAAAAGGAATCGCACCAGCTAGCCCACTTGCTAATTCTTTTACCGCTCCTCCAACGTTTCCTTGAACCAATGCCGACAAAGCAAAACCAGCGCCGGCTAATGCGCCTATTCCCGGTAATTTTTTCAATAAACTTTTACCCACTCCGCCCAATCCGGCTTTTGCTATAAAACCTCCGGCCTTGCCGAACATGCTTCCCATCAAACCGCCGCCCTTACTAAATAATGAACCTGCCTTGGCAGCAACTCCGCTTGCTTTGCCAAATAACCCACTCATTAAGCCTGTTCCTTTACTCAAAATTCCTCCGGCTTTGCTTGCTCCACCAGCTTTACCAAACATGCTTCCTACTATCCCTTTGCCAGACTTAATGCCTGAATCAACCTTGCTTTTTAATCCTCCTAAGAATCCTTTACTCGACTTGCCAGCTATTTTTTCAGCTGCATTGCCTAAACTTTTTGTATTTTGATTCTTTAAATTTTTCATTCCTTTTAATAGAGGAATTTCAAGAGATTGTGCTGCCTCTGCACTGCAAGCACATGCATCATCTCCTCCTCCATCTAATAGGGATCCAAACATAGATCCTACTCCACCAAGTAATTTGCCTGCTTTTCCTTTAATCCCACCAAGCAGATTACCGGCTGTTCCTAATGCTGCGTTCTTTCCTTTATTGGCGACTCCTAATACTCCTCTGCCAGCGGATGTTGATTTTACTTGACTTGTTAAACCCTTTCCAAGAGACGATAGTATTCCTCCTCCTTGTTCTCTTGACCTTGAGTACCCCTTAGCAAGAGGACTAAATGTTTCTTTTATTTTTGATCCTATTCCTTTAAAGAAATCTCCTATCTTGGCGGCACCACCCGTCCCGGTCATACTTGAGAATCCTTTTGCAATTGATGAGAAAAATCCTTCTTGAGCTTGTCTGGCACCTGAGAATCCTTTTACAAAACCTGAAAATAAATTGGAGGTCAAGTTCATAGCCTGCCCAGCTACACTCTTTACTCCATTGAAAGAACTTGTTAATATTCCTGATAAACTCGACATTGCCTTCATAGCTAAACTTGGCAAACCAGTAACATAGCCTATAATTGTATAGGCCATCACAGAGAATATAGAAACCATCGCAGTTGCTAGATCAGGTATTATCGAATGACCTACAAGCGTGTCATAGAGCCAAAAGAATGGAGCGAATATAGCCTTGACTAAATTAGAGGCCCAAGTTATTAATCCATTGAAAAAGTTTATTATCATATACACAGGCGCTGTAAAGGCTTTCCAAATTCCTTTTGTTATTCTTGATAAATCAAAAGTTAATAAACCTTCAAAAAATTCAAGTACTCCAAATCCTATATCATAAATAAGTTCAAATACGGGACCAAATACATAGGAAATTAAACTAGCAATTGCTCCTATTATTCTTAAAGCATATGCAATAGGTTCCACGATTACAGTCACTATTGCTCCTATTAACATTCCAACTGTCTTCAAAACAAATCTTAATATTTTGCCTATTGCCCCGAACATCTTGGAGAATATAGTAAACAGACTACCAGTTTCTTCTAGTGTGGCATTGAAATCAAATATCGGATTAAGTATTGCGTATATTACATCGCCAATTGCGGTTAGTATTGATCCGAAGGGCGCCAATGCGTAATATACAAGTTCTCCCACACCCATTAAGACATCACCAATAGTAGTGATTACACCCCAAATAGCTCCTGCTATTGCATCTATAATTCCCATTACAACACTTAATATGGGTATCATTTTATTAAACTTTGCCAATGCTATAGTCAGCGTTCCTGTCGATCCTAACAGACTGTCAAAAATTCCAAAAGTTAAATAATTTAATGCTCCTGTAACAGCGCCCGCACCCTTAGCAGCATAATATTCGGCAGTAGTTAATTTTTCTTGAGAGATTCCAAATATTTCAGCAGCTTGCTCCCCTGCTGCCATACTTCCCATTATAGCTCCTGCTATACCTACCAATATCGCCGCCCCTGCTGCTATCCCGGGCAGTGCTGCTACTATGGCACTCGCCGCCGTTCCACCTGCGCCGCCGGCGCTAGCTGTGCCATAGATTATTGCCTCTAATTTATTAATCTGATAATCTGTGGCTTTGCCCATTATGTCTGCTATGCCACCGGCAGCGCCAAAAACCCCTGTCAATGTCTTAGCCAAACCAGACTGATTTAATAGTCCGCCTATAACTCCGAGAGATGTTACTCTTAAGGTATCGTTCAATTCATTTAAAGATTGATTTACATCGGTCAACGCATCTACTTGACTCTTTTCTTTTACGCCAAGTTCTGCATTGGCATCACCCATTGTTTTAACTAGTTCTCTATATGACTTGGGATCTTTTAAGGCGTTCTCTATTTGACTCGAAGTTATATTTAATTCTTTTTTCTTAGCCTTTTTTAAGCCTTCATTTATACCCTTTAACGCAGTCTCTATAGATTGTTTCGCAACACCCTTAGAGTCAGTTGCAGTTATGCCAAGAGCTTTTAAGTCTTTGTCCATTCCTGGAAGTTTTGATCCAAATTTATCAAATGCTGCATCCATATTTCCAGCACTCTTAGCAACTTCGTCAAGTTGCGACATTATGTCTAAAGAACCTCCTGTGGTTAATGATCTTTGCTGATCCAGAAGGAGATTTTTTTCACCCAGAGTTAAGTTTTGTTTTTGCTTGGTTGTTATGTCACTTAATTTTTCGTCTAGTCCCTTTGAGGCTTCTCTTGTTGCTTCTATGCTCTTCTGGAATTCTCCCAATCCCATGCCATACCCAGATCTTAATTGTGCATCTAGTGTGGACTTCTGTTCATCGCTCATGTTGGCTATTTGATCTAAGGAGGTTACTCCAAAGTTGCCAAGGATGCTTTCCATTCCTCCTGCTAGCTTTTTCATTCCTTCTTTAGTGCTCAATAGAGTGCCCGACATGAGTTCACTTGTTGCTCCCATAGCGCCTGCAGCCTGATATAACAATGCCTTTTGTTGAGATGATGCTTCCATCAATCCACTCAATCCTTTGGTTGCAACACCTGCTATTGAGCCCATCTGCTCGGATACTCCAAATTTTTCTGCGCTAGCCATCATTTCGACCATATTAGAAGCGGCAGACGTAGTTAATCTGGCTCCATTTCTTAGATTTTTTATAAATTGATCACTTTGTTTGACTGCGTTAGCAAGATTATCTCCTGTTACTCCTGTATTCCTTGCCGTTTCCTTTATGCTTCTTCCGAATTGTGCTAATTGATTTTCAGTCATACCTGTCGATAAAGCCATCCCGGAGAAAGTATCCCCTAACACTCCAGCTTCCACGCCTATCATCTTCTCTGTGTTTAACTGGGTTTTAGATACATTTAAAGCTGCTTTTTGATCTTTGAATCCTTTCTTTAGATTAGAAATATAAGATGCTTGTGTCTTATCTCTTTCAAAACCTGTTATTTTTGAAACCCTTCCTATATCTTCATAGGTTTTCTGCAAGCTTCTTGAATTTTTTGTGACGCCTTCTGTTTCATATGCAACCGCTCTGACACTCTGAGAGAATTCTCTTTCTTTCTTGACAATGCCATCTGTGACTTTGCTGAAAGCCGTATACCCAAGCATCGTTTCCTGAGACACTGCCA